CTCTTGTATCACTTGATTTATTGTAGCATATGGAGATATTGCTACATGATTAGCATTAGGAAATAACTTAACTGGTCCTAATTGTATATCTTTCGATTGAGACATAACTCCATTAGGTCCAAACATACGAGTCATATGACATGTAGTATATATTGTTTTAATTCCTAATCCTGCAGATAGGTTAGTAAGACCTCCTTCTGCTCCTATAAATATATCAGAACAAGCTATTATCATAGCATTTCTTGTATAGCTAGAAGGATCAGCATCATATCCTCTAGGATCTGTAAATATATCTTGATACTGTCTATCCCAAGGATCTATAGTGATAAAAAGATATTTATCTCTAAAGTCATTGAAAATTGACTGCAGTACTAGACTTATATTCCCAGGTCTTAATGTTTTATAAAAAGGGTATACTCCGGCTTGATCAAATTTTTGTTGATCTGATTCTTCTTGTGTTATATCCCAGAATCGTAAGTTCCAATCACCTTGTATTGATACAATTTTTTTACCTTGTGCTTCTTCTAATAACTGAGTTCTTATTGTAGTAAGATATTGTTCAGGAATTGTAACTTTAAATTCTGGTGATAGATTTTTAATATTACAAGCTTTTTGGTATTGTATGGTAGGAGCAATGTCTTTCGATTCTATAACAGGAAGAATATAGTGTTGATTATATTTACAAGAATCGTCTGTTTTACCTAGATAAACATTATCTATATGTGGATTAAACTTAACAAGATGAAATGGTTGTGGCTTATCTAATAGATAATCTAATCTATCAAAATTCTGTTCTTTCTTTAGTTTTTCTGCTAAAGACAAAGAGAATAATATATCACCAATCCATCCAGCAGTTTGGACTAAACAGGAATTTACCATGTTGTTATTTTTTGTAACATTTCCCAATTAATAATTGGAGACATATAGTGTATTTCCATGTGAGTAGATGCTCCTGGCATTGGTGTCCATAAACCAAAACCTTGATTATTTAAATATATACCCCTATCATGATCTAAGCTATGGTGAGCCATACTAGAGAAATGAGTAAGTACTTTTTCGTAAGTAATAATATCCTTATATTTAATTGCAAATGTATCTGTAGTTGATATTGCAGTTCTCCAATAGGTATTATTAACATATGTTATTTTAGATGTATAATTTTCATACATCTTATACATAGGTCTTATTTCTTTAGATAGATGTTGTACATATTTGTCACCATGATCATATAGAGATATCCATATATTATCAGATATACTAAATCCTTCTAGTAGAAGCTCATCCCAATTAGTTGTATGTAAGTAATCGTCTTCTATAAAATAGATTATATCTTCTTGGTTACACTTTAGTTGTTTAGCATATGCTAATGCATCCAAAAAACTTTTTGCTCCAGTACCGCTGTTTAAGTATGTAATATTAGTAATATACTTTGACAAATAATGATTCTTTAGATTATCTGGTGAACCATCAAATAAGTAATGTATTTTTACATGTTCCTTATTGTTAGTAACTGATATAAGATTTTGTAAACATTTCTCTCTAGAAAAAAATGCTGGTCTAGGTTTATTTAAAGATAAGTTAGAAATATGACAGTGTCTACTAATTATGTGTATCATGATTGAAATTGAGAATATACCTTATTCTTTATTTTAGTTGTATTCATTAGATTACCATATGGTAGATAAATAAGTTTAATATTTCTTTCTTCTAACCAAGCATCTGTAAAACCCATTTGTTGGTAGTAGTTTTTTGATTTCCAGTCATCACCTACAGCTATAATATTTACATTACACACTGAATCAATTGTTTCTGTAGAATTAAAATCATTATCGTGCATAATTACACTATCTACATATCTACAAGATTCAAGTATTAATTTTCTTTCTTCGTAAGGTAAAATAGGTTCTTTAAATTTAAATTTTTTTATAAATCTATCAGAATTTAATGCTACTATTAATTCATCTGCCATATCGTGGCATGCCTTTAATAAGTTTACATGTCCTGCGTGGAACAGATCAAACGTTCCTCCGGTGTATAGTCTTATCATTTAAGTTATGTTTCCCATGAAATCCAAAAGAAGTCTTTATTGTATACTGTTCTAGTTCAGGTATTGGGTGCTCAAAAGAAAACCTTATCCCTGTTTCATTATCAGAAATTAGACATTTGTTATACGTGAAATGATTCTTAGCCATTATACACATGTAGAAATCTTCTGGACAAGATGAGTATTCTGGGTGGTAAGGTTGGTAGTGTAGTTTACTAGCTGTATGTATAAACTTCTTACTTCTTAGGGAGAAGCCTCCGTTACCACAGACACCATGCCAAGGCCAGGGAGCGCCGACATAATCGAAGTTAAGGAAGTCATCCGACCAACGGTCGGGATGAAGTATGTACCCATCCAGCTGGACAGTAAGAACGAAATCTGTGTCAATAACACTATCCAGCTTCTCTACCATAAATTGATTATATTCGAGTACAGAGGATATATGTGTTACTATTACCGTCTGATCAAAAAAAGGGAATATATTCTTGCAGTGCTCTACTACTTTCTTAGTAGGTTCCAGTAGGTTTCCCCACGCACAAGCAAATATTGTTATTGACTTATTAGATATCATCAGAAGTACGTTATGAAACTATTATTCCAGTCTGTGGACATTGGTACATCTCCAAATAGTGCTGAGATTCTTACGGGTAATTTAGTCTCACCGGATTTTATCTTTAGCCAATTATCATAAATATTTTGATGATTAGAATACCACTTAGTCTTAAAAATTACATCTTGTTCAAAGTAATAGGATAAGTGCTTAAACCTAGGTAATAGGTACGGTGGTACCATGCTCATAGCATTCTCAAGTATAGGAGGCTCATGGGCTATAAACTTAGATCCTGGAACATACTTCCATAGTCGGCGGTAACCATGGCCGGGGGATTCGCCCCATTCACCACGGACGATGATGTCAGGCGTAAGCATATAGTTACATGCAAAGGAAGCAGCATTGGCGTTCATATTAGTAACAATTTTTTCAGCATTAAGCATTTGTTCTGGTTTCCAGTATTCATCTATATCTACTTCCCATAGCCAACATGGATCAGAAATATGCTTGAGCGCGGCGTTAAACATATTTTTCTTACCATCCCATAGTCCATCTGTAGTTATTAGCTTATACTTAGATGGGTTAGCAGCGCATTTACCTTGGAGATACTCTAAAGTGCCATCTACACTATGGCCATCCTTATGGTATTCCGATGGCATCTGTTTACACCAGGATGTACAGAAGGTACTGGCGCTAGCACCTTCTACAAAGTACCATTCATCAAAAGGATACTCATCTAAATTTTGATTATGTAGATGATGTAATCCATTAAACACAATTGTTATTCCGATTCTTTTCATAATTCAATCACTGTGCAGGGCCTTGGGATAAGACGAAGTTCATCTAAGTAAAAAACTTTAGAGTAACTACATTTGATACAAGATAATCTTAATGCTCCTTTCAATTGTATACCTTTACTTCTAAATACTTGATTATTAAAACAGCCTCTGCAAATATAGTATAGACTTTGATTATTAGCGACTTGTAATCTATAAAACATATATTACTACTTTATCATTTGTTTTGGTAAAACAATCCGATAGTCTTGTATAATCTATTATTCTTTCTTTAAAACAAGAAAGACATACATCAATTAGTGGATTAAGAAATGATCCTATACTATAATTAGTTTTAACTATAGCTTGTGCTGAACCACAAGCACATCTATGTCTAGCTATATAAAGATCATGTATTGTATATGTACTTATCATATTAAATATACAATAGCTTTATCATTAGTTATATCATAATTATCTTCAAAAGTACTATAGTCTATGTTTGATATACAGCTACACAATAAACACATGTCATATATATGTCTATCGGGATCAACAATAGGATCATACTCGTTTGTGTATATAATACAAAGAAATCCTGCGCATGACGGGCATTCGTTATGCGCTATATACACAGATAGTTTAGTATAAGTAGGTATGTCTATTTGAGAGTTCATTATATTAAATACAAAATTAAAAAATCGTGATCGGATATAGTATAGTCTTCTTTATAAGATGCATAATTAATAACGTCAGTTTCATTACAATTAAGACATTTTTCATAAATTTTACTTCTAGAGTTAAAATTGGATTTAAGCTTTTCTGTATACATAATACATAAAATACCATTACATCCACACTCATTGTGTGCTATATAAACAGGTAGCTTGGTATAGCTAGGCGATTCTACTATTTTAGATATTTTCTTTTTTGTTGTCTTTTTCTTTGTCTTAGATTTCATAAAATATTACAAATCCAATTTTCTTATATGTTAATTGATTTGAGAATGTAGATTCCCTATTGCACTGAATACATATATCTACGATTTTAAGATTATCATTTCGTTTTATAATACATAATCTAGAATGGCAACTACGACAACTATTAGATACTGAATAAAGTTTGGCTTTTGTGTATACTATGTTTGTATTCATAAGTCAAAAAGTATTACATACCTAGTTGTAGTATAGTGCTTAATATCTTTATAAGGTATGGATACTAGATGTGATGTTAAACATGAAATACACATATCGGTATATTTATCAACTCTTATAAATTTCGAAGAATAGCAGCTACCATATAAACACGCATATGGCATTTCTAATACTTGATATTTTACTACTTGAGTCGAATCCATTCTAGTTCCGACATATACACATTATCATTAACATACTCTGTATATCTTGTGTTATAGTACGTAACTTTAATCATTTTTCTGAACTTAGAACATCTAATCCATCTAGTATTATCTGCAGTAAATAGTTCTTCTATTAAGAGAACACCTTGAGGTGTCTTCTTGGAATCACCAACAGATGGCTTTTTCTTGATCATATATCTATCTGTTCTATTCCTTTGTTTCTAGTCAGGTTGATGCTTGTTGCTTTAAAGACGTCTGGATGTTGTGGATCTATATCGTTTATAAGGACTCTAGGACCAGCGCCTACGCCCATAATAAGCATATCATATAGAATGTCACACTGAGCAAGTGCGTCTACGGTTTGCTGTCGTAGGCTTTCTGGACGGCCTGTGATGAGGATGATAGTATGTCCTTGTATATGCCAGTCAAGTAATTTACGGGCTGCATTAGTAGTAGGTACTACCTTACTTTCATCTAAGCCATCTAAAAACTGATCATATTGATACAGTATACAGCCGTCTATGTCACAAAAAATTGTTTTACTCATAGTCTCTCTTTGAGATGTAAATAGGAAATCTTGGTACGCCCGAATCAGTTTTCTCAAAATACTTAATAGTTATAGTTGATCCTATCTTAGGAGGATTTTCTCTTTCCTCATCTGTAAATCCTGTGCCTACTTCACATATAGTTCCATCATCAAGTTTACATACTAATTTACCTAGGCGCTTAGCATGCTTTCCTTCCCCCTTTATATGTTTAATAACAGTAGCTTCTAAATCTGTAAAAGACTTAACCTTAAGTAGATCCCAACTTCTACCTAAGGTATATTTACTATCGGGGTTTCTCAATATTAAGCCTTCTCCACCGCGCCTCTCAACTTTTGAGAGTTGAAATGGTATAGTATTATCTGTCTTAACCGTAGTTAATAGTGGTAGAATCTGTATATTATTATTCTGAACTACCTGTGTCTTAATAGTACTTAGTCTATACTCAAAAGGAACTACTCTATTAGGTATATGATCAAAAACTAAGAACCTAATATCTTTCCAGTAATCCATTGTTACTTTATTAGTTTGATCTCTTACAATAGATACTGTTTTCTGAAAGCCGTTTGTTATAGAAACAAGTTCACCATCAAGTATTAAGTTATCTTTAGTGCGGGCCATATCAGCAAATTCTTGAGGAGCGTAGTAGACGTTGCCATACCTAGAATAAAATTTACCATCTTTAAACACAGCTCTTACGCCATCAATTTTTTCATATATGTGCCAACCTTCAATATTTACTTGATGAGCAGAAGAATCTTCTCCTACTACATGCTTATTAGGATTATACTTATGTGCTAGCATGACAAAATTATTTGCTTTATTTGCTAGCGCTTTGGCTTTCTTAGAACGTTCAGTAGTCATTTTTTTACTTTTGTTTTATTTTTAATGGTTTTCTTTTGTTCTTTAGCCAGTCTTTGTTTGTACTCGTTATCTGTTTCATCTCTAGTAACTACTATAGAATATGATGGACCAGAAAAACAATAATCACAGCGGCTACATCCAATATCCATTTCTATTCTAGCTTTTGGATTAGTATCAATATATTTTGCTTTAATATTTATTTGTATGTCTTGCAAATGTTTGATAACATTGTCAATACTATCTTGTAATTCGGATAAAGATAGATCAGATGTTTCTGTATATTTTATTCTTTTTTTAGTCATACTTGTATCGTTACTCCATCTTCTTGTTTAAAATATACAACTATTTCATCTATGTTTTTATCATAATCTAGATTAACATCTATATCAGTAACAGTACAATTAACTTGTAACAATTGAGTTACTAGATAATGTTGTATTATTTGTTGAAGAGCTTCTTGTGTTATAGTAAGCTGTGCTTCACCTAGATTGATCATTTTTCTGAATTATCTCTGCTAGCTTGTGGGGAAGTTCTTGTGGAGTTAGAACCCAATCAAAAACTTTAGTAGTAACTTTCTGAGGATTACTACAGTTAATATATACAGTATCCCAGCAGGTATATTCTTTAGCAATATTAGCTAAATAGAAATCTCTAACTATATACTTTTCATGAATATATGGTATTACTACTAATCCTGTTTCAAATTTTCTTATAGTATCAAAGAAAAAATTAAAGAAGTCATTTACTTTTGAAACAAGGGTGAAATCAAATATAGTAGTATCATACAATTTAATAGGAACGTCGCCAGCAGCAGCCTCGACCTGTGGTCCAAGACTATCCAAAAGAAATTTGCTTGGAGTATATCCTTTATCTTGTTCATAGCTTGTTATCATTAACCAAATTATAGCGTTGTAATATCTAATTGTACTATTTTTACTCGCCATAAGTCTTGAGCCTTGTTGTTAAAAACAAAAGATTTAGCATCTCTAGATCTATAGAAAATCAAAAGATGTCCATCTTTATGTACTAATGGTTTCTTCTTAAGATCTAATATGATAAACATTTTTCTGTATATAACAGTATCAGATTTTGCTTCTGGGCTTTTATATTTTTGATAACTATTTCGTTTATTTTTCACAGCAAGAAAGGTGTAGTTTTTTTCTTCTTTACTTCTTCCACAGTAGAAGGCAAATTACTTATTTGTTTTGGAGTAGTATTTAGTGTGTTTTCCCAACACAATTTTGCATACTCACAGAACATACATTCTGAATCTCCCATAGTAAGTTTTAGCTTACCTGGTGGTGCTCCCTTAGCTAGCCACTTATCTATAATTTCTTTATTTGTTTTAGTAGCTATCTTATTTAGTTTATGTAATTCAGTAATTTTCTCTTCTGAGTACTGTAATTCATAATCTCTAGGAGGTACAGTATTTGCCATCAAAGCGTTATTTAGTATATCATATCTTTGATATATATTTTGTACTGAGTAATCGGTCCATTTTTGCTTAGTACCATCAGTAAGTGTAATAATAGGTATATCATTTTCTAATGTAATACAGTAATCCCACAGCATAGAAAAAGGACTATGGTGGGATTTACTTTTTATTGACCAATTTTCTGTTCTAGATATATACCATAAATACCATTTATTAATTTTAATCTGATCATTTGGAATAGACTTATTATAGTGATCTAGATAAACAACGGCCTGTAAAACGTGTTCTTCTATAGGTTGTTCAATAGCTTTCTTGCACTTATACTCACCTATAGACTTTATTTCTATACCAACAGGTTCTTTATGTGTATGATCCCAGACTATTAAGTCACATCTACCAGACAATCTAATTAAAGGATTATAGATAGAGTGTTCTTTAGTTAGTTTTTGTATACCCATTTCGAATCCATAGGTATCAATAATGTTACTTAACATTTCATGCATATTATCGCCCATAATAGCAGCTAAGGTCCAGTCAACATTTTTAATACCCGCATCTGGTTCGTATCCTTTTATCTTATAGTATTGTTGACGAGTACAGGCTCCGACTATGGAGCCATCAGATAGCTTGGTACTGGCAGCACTTGGAGTTAAGGATGTAGATTTTTTTATATTTACAAAGGATGGATTGTTTAGAGCTTTAGCTAGTTTTGAAGATAGATAGTTCATAAATCTGTATACGTCAAATACTTACCAATCAGAATCCGGTGGTGTAGGAGGTAACTGTGGTTCATTACCAAACTTATAGTTACCAGTTGTTCCCTTAATCTCTGATGTTCCCTTAGTAAGCATCATCCAGTTATTATAAGTCATACAATCTACTATACCAGTTGTTTCTGTATCATATTTTAGGAATAGGGATCCTTTTTCTCCAGCACCAGCCTTATTCTTCTGGAAGTCTAATTCTATAATGGGTTTATAGTTACCGGGTATACCCCATTTAGCCCTAACTTGCTCTACAGAAACATAATTACCTTGGGCCTCATTCCATACTATTGCTAAAGTATCAAAATCAAATTCTACTTTACCAGATTCACTAATAGACATTAATGTAGGTTTTTCTCCCTTGGCTTTATTCTTAACTAATTCAATACTTGTAAGAACTGTAGCTGGAAGGGATGCACATAGACTCTTTAGCCATGTCGAAGTAGTCAAAATCTTGACACGTGTTTCAGCACCAGAATCACCCTGTACGTTATGTAGTGAATCAACACAGAACAATATATGTTTACCTGTAGCGTCTTGTGTTTCTTTTAGCCATGTTTCTGCCTTAGTCTTGCTACGTCCATAGCGGTCATCCTTAAACACAAGTCGTCTGCTACTGGTCAATTCTCTGATTAGATCCTGTGCTTCTCTGATAGCTCTTTCATCTTCTGAACTTCTTTTAATGGTGTTTCTAACCTTTTTCATACTAACACCACTAAGCATGCTAACTAATCTATATGCAATTGCTTTTCTATGATCATCAATAGCCCAGTAACATACTGCTATATCGTCATTGTTGCTAGCTAATCTAGCAGCTAGATTTAACATGACAGCAGACTTGCCATGCTGTGGTGCGCTAGCAAAGCCAATGGCAGTTCCTCCCTTAATTGGTTTAGGAATACCATCTAACATACTATCCATAGCTTCAAATCCAGTCTTCCATCCATGTATACCTTCTGGTTGGGTATTCATGTCTGTAAAGATGCTATCAAATATCTCTATAGATTCAGTAATAGATCCTAAATATTTATCATTCTTAGATGATCCACTATCTATAATATTATCCATAGACTTAGACAGTAAGTCTTTAAGATCGTCTGGATTGTTAATATTTCTGATCTTTCTAGATATTTCTTCTTTTAGTAATCTAACATCTGTTTTCTCTAGTCTGGCGATCTCGCTTCTTATATCCTCTTTATCTAAGCCAGTCAGCTCTGATACTTTAGAGATCATCATAGATCTTTCAATCAGATCTGGTTGGTTAATAACCAGTGGTAATATTTGCTTTGCAAAGTTTTTAGTAAATACTGGGTTATTTTGTATATCTAAATAGTCCTTATTCTTCTTTATCATATGCTCAAATATGCCTTCTGGCTTGAGCTTACGATACTTATCTAAACCATATTTTCTAATAAAGTAATCTGGGTCATTCTGACCATCAACTTTCTTATCTTCTTCCGTAAATGGCAAATTAGTGATAGTAACTTGTAGGCCCGGATACCCGCCAAATTTCTCAATATACTTTTCCATCATAGTAGAACCAGTATTATCTTGGTCTAATACAAAGTTAATATGCTGGAATCCCATGTCTTTAATAATCTGCATATGTAGCTCTGTAAAAGCAGTGCTACCAATAGCACATGAATTGTGATAAGAATTTTGATGTGCTACAATAGCACTTCCATATCCTTCAAATATATCTAATCTTAAGTTAGTGCAATTCTTAGCTAGATCTAGACAAAACAGAATCTTATCTTTTTGATAAGATGGGTTATCCGTTGCTGAAGTATTGCAGTATTTTGGTCTATCTGATCCTCTAGTCCATGCTAAGTATCTTGAGACAAATCCTCTAGCTCTTCCCTTATGGTCTCTGATAGATATTGTAATGTAGTCTCGTCCAAAGTATGTATCCTTTATTCCGGCTTTTTGTAACTCATCTATGCTTATTTTTGTTGCCTTAGATAAAGTTTCTAGGTAACTGTTAAAATCTTGAACAGTACCTATACCAATTTTCTTACAGATCTCTTTAGACCACCCACGCTTCTCCGCATGTTCGGTAGTTATAAACTTAAATGTACCAGTATTCTTATCTATACTTGTTAGTAATGACATAGCTTGTTCATAGATAGTATCTATCTTTAGAGAAGCTAGTTGTTCTTCAGTATATTCTAGTGTTCCTTCTATTTCATACTTTTGCATTAAGTATTCTAGGTTCTCTTTAATAAATCCAATACCGTGTAATGGCTTTCCTTCTAACATATTACATGCAGTAAATATATCTCCTGATGATAAGCAGGAAAAACAGTGAAATTGCTGTTCTCCTGTTTCTCTAACGAAGCCCGAAGAAGGGTTTTTATCTGGATGGTCCGGATTAATACACCGGAAGAATTCAGTGTTACCTTTAGTAACAATTTGAACTCCATGTTCGGTAAGATACTGTCTTAAGTATGGTTTTACTTTATATATAAGGTCTTGTAGTGTTGTCATTTCTTTACGTATAGTTTTTTATGCTAACTATTGATATAAACGATTTAGCGGACTATGCTATTTGCCCGCTCAGACTTTCATTCCCTAATACGGATATGAAGTTAGATTCGTTCTATACTATAAGATGTAAAATATATAGTAAGTTATTTGATTACTGTATGTATACTAAATCAACAGATCAAATTGTTACAAAAGGTAAACTAAGAGAACGATTAAATATTATATGGAGTTCTATAAAAAATGAATTACTATACACACCTACTATAGCAGAAAAGTTATCTATATATAATAAGCTTGATCATATAGAATCTATTTTTAATACAATAAGTTCTGTTAAATACTATAAACTGATTAATAAGATTACTATAGGATCTACTGATATTTTATATGAGTTTAATACTGTGTACCGTTCTGGAGAATTATATACATATGTTCAGTTTTTTACTACTCAAATGAATATACAAAACAGCACGGCTATTGTCAGACTCATATGTAATGCTGTATATTGGAACTTAGGGTTCAATAAAGGTAGACATCAAGTCTATCTATTTAGAGTAGATACTGGAGATATATATGAACAAGTATGGATGTCAAAAAAAGAAACGCATAACATCTTGTCAAATATCGTATTAGGAATAGAGAATAAAATATACTTTCCTAGAAATGATTACATAACATGTAATAGTTGTAAGCATAGGAAAACTTGTAACTGGAGTTTAAGTAATAAAGCATGAGTAAGATAAAGATACTTATCTGTACACATAGTGCAGCTTTGCACAGCGGTTTATCCGAGATCTAGTAATGATAGGTATATACTGCATTACTTGCGTAGAGACTTCTGAGTTCTATATAGGAAGTAGTAATAATATTTCTTCTAGGAAAGCTGGACATTTATATAGATTACGATTAGGAAATCACCCTAATCCTATACTTCAGAATAAGTATAATAAATACAAGGAATTTAAATTTAATGTTATTGAAGAATGTACTGAAGATTTATTAATCGAAAAAGAACAATTTTATATTGATACTTTAAAACCTTCTTTAAATTGTAATTTAATAGCAGGACGAGCACCCATAGTTTATTGGACTATAGAAAAAAGACAAAAAATGTCTTTAGCTAAAAAGGGTAAAGCACACAAGAATAAAAGAATATATAGTCCTGATGGACTAAAAAAAGTAATAGAAAATACAAAAAAGTTATTTAGTAATCAGAAAGGAGAAAATCATCCTCTTGCA